TCGTAAGTCTCCTTACATTCAGAACTGCACTAACTTCTCTGACTCTCGGATTAATAACGTTAATTTTAATCCCCACACTCAGACCGAAGGTGCAGCTGGTGACCTTACCTCTGACCCCTCTGGTGGCGGCATCCTGATTAACGGTGCTACTGTTGCTGGTAACAGCCCCCTGCGGTCTATGGTGTGCGATAGCTACACCCACACTGCTCTGGATGGTCCTGGCATTTTTGTCACTAACAACGGTTATTGTCAAGCTACTAGCTCCTACTCGTTCTTTAACCACTACCATCTCAAGTGTCTGAACGGTGGTCAAGCCAACCTGGCAGCATCGACGACTGACTTTGGTCGGTACTCTTTGATTGCTGATGGCCGCTCTACTACCCATATCTTCACTGCAACGGTAGACGGTACGTTTAACGCTGGTGCTTCTAGTTTTAACATTGCAAACCTTGTAGACAACTGGTTTGGTACTGCAACCCGTCCTCAAGACAACATGCTTGTCGAGATTGGTACAGATGTTTATTCAATTACTTCCGCTACTGTCAACGGTAACGGTTGGACTGTAAACATTATTCGTCCTGATCCCGCTAATCGTACCGTAAACTTGGGTTTGATTAACGGTTTAACTAACGCTACTCCTGTTCGCTTCTACTTGCGTTCTATGATCGCTTCTAGCGGTCACACTATGGAGTATGTTGGTTCTGGTACTGACTATGATGCTCTGCCTCAAAACGGTGGTGTTCCTGTAGATGCTAACCAACTTACCGAGCTTAATAACGGTAAAATTTGGGCAGCTACTACTGATCACAAAGGTACGTTTAGAGTTGGCGGAACGTTTGAAGTTGACCAAGAAACTGGCTTTGTCAACATTCCTGCTGGCGCTTTGTCTGTTAGCACGTTGTTGGCAGATCTAGATCTTAATGGTCAAGAAATTGTTACTAACGAACCCAACCAAGACATCGTTCTTAATCCGAACGGTACTGGTGTAGTTAACGTTAGCACTAGCCGTATTACTAACGTTGTTGATCCTACTGGTGCGCAAGACGCAGCTACTAAGAACTACGTTGATACTGAACTTGATAACCTTACTACTGCAACCACTGCTGAGCTAAACATCCTTGATGGTGCAACGCTTAACACCAGTGAGTTGAACACGTTGGATGGTATTACTGCTTCTACCTCTGAGCTGAACCAGCTTGACGGTAAGACTATTACTACTACCTTTACTGGTTCTAACACTAACGACATCCCGACTAGCTCTGCTATCAATACTTATGTCGTTAATTTGTTTGATGCTCTTGGTGGTTTTGTAGCTATTCCTAACGAAACTAGCTTCCCCAACAGCAATCCTGACCCAGTAGATGGTGCAGGTACTGTTGTCAGTATCGCTGATGCTGGTGGACTTGCTATTAATGGTTCTGGTGTTGCAACGGGTCAAACCCTTAACAGCACTACTGTTACCATTAATGGTTTCCCGTCTCACATGTATAACGAGACGTTGGCAGCTGGTCTTGGTGTTCAGGTTCAAACTACTTCTACTGAACATACCTATACTTTCCATAAACTGATTCCTAAGGACACAGATGTTCTGCGTCTGTCGGATGATATTAACGACTTTAACAACCGTTATCGTGTTGGTACTTCTAACCCAACCACTGACAACGATGCTGGTGACCTGTTCTTTAACACTGGCACTGGTAAAATGTTGGTGTACGATGCAGGTGATGCTGCATGGGAAGAAGTCCAATCTATTGGTGACTTCCTGATTAACACTATTAGCAGCTCGTCTGGTACTGGTGGTGGTTCTGCAACCTTTAATGGTGTTGCCTATCGCTTTACCCTTAACAACGCTGGTTCTAACGTGTTCCAGCATTTGGTAAGCATTAACGGTGTTATCCAGAAACCTAATGCTGGTATTACTCAACCTGCTGAAGGTTTTGCACTTGACGGTGCTGATATCATCTTCTCTGATCCTCCGGCAACTGGTTCTCCTTACTTTATTGTTACCATTGGTTCTACCGTTAACATTGGTGAACCCAGTAACAACACTGTGACGGCAGACAAGATTGTTGACGGAACGATTACAAACGCTGAGATCAGTTCTTCTGCTGCTATTGCTGGTACGAAGATTAGCCCGAACTTTGGTAGTCAGAACGTTGTAACTACTGGGTCGTTAGGTGTTGGAACTAGTTCGCCTCAAACTGCATTAGACGTGCGTGGAGGTGCAAGAATAGGTAAACCAGACGCCGCAGTTGTTGGTGTTGAACTGGGTGCAGGAGCTACAGGTGACCGTAATGTTTATATTGATTTTGTTGGAGATACTACTTATACAGATTTCGGTTTTAGACTCATCCGCCTTGGCGGTGAAAACGGCGGCTCTTTGCTTGTCAACAGGGGCACTGGCGCTTTATCATTTAAAAATGAGGAATCTGCTGCTTTTACGTTTGTTCATGGTCCTAGCACCGAACGCCTTCGCATCGACTCCTCCGGGCGTGTAGGCATAGGGACTAGTTTGCCTCAAGAACCGTTTGTTGTTAGCAATAGCGGTGCAGAAGGTATTGAGATTACCCCTGGTGCGGCGTCTAATACTAGTCTTATTGGAAGTTACAATAGATCTACATCCGCTTGGAACTCTTTACGCACACAAGCTTCTGATTATAGTTTTAGAATTGGAACAAGTCCAAAACTTACGATTGATTCCTCAGGCCGCGTAGGGATTGGCGTTACGAGCCCTGGCTACAAATGTGACATCGACGTAACTGGATCAGCATTAAGGCTCAACAGCACAACCTCGCAAGCGCTCCTTGTAATCAGTTCAGATGATGCTGCTAATGCCAAGATTGAATTTGGAGATGAATCAGACAATGATCGCGGTGCAATCACTTATGACAACCCCAACAATGCTCTAATCTTCCAAGCAAACGCAGCCGAGCGATTCAGGTGCGATAGTTCGGGTCGTCTCTTAGTTGGCACGTCTAGCAGCTCCCTTTCCACCCGTCTGCAGGTGATGGGTAACTCTGCTTCGAGTTCAGGCACGGGGTCAATTTATGTCATGCGCGGCAATGACGCGATCGGCTCTGGAGTCAACCTTGGAGAAATTGTATTTACTAATTACAACGGACAGACTGGCGCTTGGATTCAGTCAACATCTGATGCAGCCTGGACTCTTGGATCATCACATCCAACCCGCATTAACTTTGCAACTACAGCAGCAAGCTCTACGAGTCCGACAGAGCGCCTACATATTGCATCCACGGGTGCCTTCGGTCTAAGTGGTGCAAACTACGGCACTAGCGGTCAGGTACTGACTAGCCAAGGCTCTGGCAGTGCTCCGCAGTGGGCGACTCCGTCTGGTTGGACTGAAATTACTGCCACATCACTTAGCGGAACTGAGATTCAGTTTACGTCTTTACCTTCTGACTGGAGTGAATTGCTAGTTATTTGGCAAGACGTGCAGGGTAGTGCGTCTCACGAATTGGAATTCCAATTTGGCACGTCTGCTACCTACTTTAATTCTGGATACAAAACTGTTGAAACACAAATTTCTGCAACTGGCGCAAGCTGTGTCATTACTACTACTACCGCCCTTCGCTTTGGCGGTGGTAACTGGAACGGTGTGGAAGTTTCAGGACATGCACGCATTTACAACCCGGCTGGTAATGTATATCAAATGGAAGGTGAAGCTTGGAGTGCTGGCAAGACTAGTGCTCAAGCAGTTCGCGGCTGGCGTGACCTTGGTGGTGCCTTAGGTAAATTTAGGTTCTATGTTGACACCGGCAACTTCACTGCCGGAAACTGGAAACTCATGTACATTTAAACCATTATGCAGAAAATACTCGTTGATTGCAGTACGCGACAGCAAACAGTTGTTGATCTGACTGCCGAAGAACAACAGGAGCGTGAAACGCGGATTCAAAATGAAATTCCCGTTAAACGTATGCAGGCTTTGCGGCAAGAGCGCAACCGACTTCTTGCCGAAACCGACTACCTTGCCCTTGCTGACTCAACCCTCACCGATGAAATGAGGGCTTACCGCCAAGCGTTGCGCGACCTTCCGGCAAACACTGCTGACCCTGCCAACCCTGTTTGGCCTGTTAAACCTTAACTATTAACAATGACCACATTTACTTGGAAAGTTAACACCCTTGAGCGTTCTACCGCTGACGGAAAAGTAAACACGGTCCACTATACTGTCACTGCCGAGGATGGCACCTATTCTTCAGGTGCCTATGGCTCCCTCGGCTTTGAT